GGTTGTATATAAGTTCACAACGTTCATAATGTTTAACTAATGGTATGACTGTGTTGAGGTCTAATTGATCTCCAAATCGTTGATAAAAGAATTCATGTGTTGGGGTTGTTGGTTCAGGTAGTTCAGGGGATAAAAATGATACATCAATTATGTTTTTTAGTTGAAACGAATATAAAAACGATTTTCTATCTCTAACATATAATTCTTCAAATGAATTAAGTAATGAATTTACTGCGGTTTTATTAAGTGATAGTGCTTCGTTATGTTTGAGACACAAAATATAACCTTTGTTATCGTCTGTGGGTTTAACATACAATAATGATAACTCATTTATTGCTGGGTGGGCACAGTCGTTATAGTGTATTGGTTCAACAAAAGCACGACTGTATCCGGTGTGGATAAATTCATTTAATTGTTCTGTTGTTTCAACAATATAAAACATAACCTTTTACCTAAATGTAATAACCTTAATTAGATTTCCAAAATTGAGTGTAATTTTCTTTTAGATATTTATTTAGTAAATACATTTTTTGGTCTCGCATAACTGTGTCTACTAGATTTTTATTTGTTTTGTATACCATTTCTTTATTACCTGTTAATTGCCATTTTAATTCAAATGGTTTGTATAACTGGTATAATATTGCAGGGTCTTTCTTTTTTAATTTGTCGTAAGTATCTTTATCTATTTCTAAATAAGCAAATTCATTTGTTTTTTTACAAAAATATCTTGTAAAATATCCTTGTTGATAGTTTTGATCTGTTACAGTTGGAAGAGTATATAATGGTTGGGCCCTAGATAATTCAGGACTATATTTAGGGTATTGTTCTGCTTCAAAACTATTTAAAATTGTAGTTAATTGTACTTTATTATCTTCATTTTGGGGGGAAGCATTTAAATCTAATGGAGCAAATAAAATACGTACTATTTCTATTGCATTTGAGTCATTTGGAGTTTTTCCCGAGTAGAATTTTCCAGAAGATGTTTGCCAATAAAAACCAACATATGGCAAGTTATCACTTTTTTTAATAAATTCACTCCCATCTGTGTATAAGTTTGTTTTAACTTGTGATAATGGATAATATGACATATATAATAAATATTACAATATTTTCCCGTTAGTATCTACAAAATCTGATAGTACAGCATTAAATTTTGTTCTACCATTTGATTTATCAGGCCAATTAAGTCCTATATGTAAGTGATGAAAATTATCTGTAGGAGCATGTCCTGCAAATAGACCAACAAATCCAATTAAATCTCCTTTTTTAATAGGTTGTCCAGGTTTAACTACAGCATGGTCTAAATGTGTATAAAATGCTCGTTTTTGAGCTGTTCCTGCTACTACTTGCCACCCCCAAATATAAGGTATTTTTATACCCCAATATACTGAATCTACTCTTCCTTCTGTTACAGCATATACTGGTGTTCCAGGGGTTACAAATATATCCCAAGCATTATTACTTGCCCAGTTATTACTTACACCAGGTCTTCCTCCATGGGCAGCGGATGTGGGTATATATGCTTTTTTTCCATTGGCTGATTTAATTTCATTTATTGGTTTGCCAAATAAATAAGCTGACGTTAAAGGAGTTGTTGCATCTAATCCCAGATATAGATTTTTATTTTCAGAAGTATTTGGTGAAGATGATGTGGTTGCTCTTTCTGATTCAACAACTACATTAGATATTGTTGGTATAGGAGCATTAGATGTTCCTGATGCGCCTTTAGATATACAATATGATTCTAATTTAGTATACCACTTACTACCTACAATTTGGTGTTGAATACCTTTAATTAAAAATTCAACTACTTTAGGATAGTTACGAGGTAAATATTCTCCATCAATTAGAAATTTTTGGATAGCTTTTATTCCTGATAAGCCATCTATAGTAAGTTGAAGATTAAAAGGTATAAAACCTGTAAAATTAGTAGAAGTTGAAGTAAATACTTTTGAACTAGCAGCTATGTCTGCTAAATCAAACCCACCCATGTTTGTTATAGTTGTATTAGAAGATTGGATTGGAGGAGGAGGAATAACTGGTGTAGAACCAGCTCCACCACCTGTAGCTGCGGAAAGAATAATGTTGTTATTAGCATCATATCCCACTTGAGAGTTATTATTAATATTAGATCCCGCTTGAGAGTTATTATTGGGTGTAGTATTAGAAGGTTGTTGTGTTGGAGGATTAGCTTCTTTAATAATATCTATATTTTTAAGACTATCCCATACAGTAAGAATATCTTTATACTTAGTAACATTTGCCTCAACTTCAGCAATTGTAACAGTTTTATTAGATAATTTTTGTAAAAATTCAGCGTATTCATTAGTACTTTCAAGAAATCTTTTACTTTCTTCTGCTTTATTAAAAGTATATTCAGATGTTGATCCTTTAGATGTAATTATACTTTTATATCTATCTGTAAGTCCTAGATTTAACCTAGATAAAGCAGCTGGGTTTTCTCCAGGTATTACTCCATTGTATTGAGCTGCTACTGTAACCATTGTAGCTAGATCGTTTGATATTTCTGTCTGAAAGTTAAAATCTTTTACGAATGAAGCTCCGTTTTGTTTATAACCATACAAATCAAATATTGTTGTTTTTTTATTTTTAAAAAACTGTTCTCTATTAGGAAGAGGATTATTATCTACAATGTGTACAACATTAGTAGTTTCATCTATAATGATATCTAAATTATTTAAACCTCCTAATCCTAAATTAATACCTTCTAATATTTTTTTAAGAAAAGTATACAAATCTACTTTTCCTTGATCATCCATATTAGATTTTATTGTGTTTATAATGTATACAATGTTAACATATATGTTTAATATTCTGCCATATGTTGTACCCCCAATTGGTATATCAAAATCACTACATACACCAATATCATCATTGAATGAAAGATCTCCAACACTTGTGCTTACACTTTTTTTAATTAAACATATTCTAGGATCTGTAGCTACTTGAAGTTTATCTGTGTACATTAAAACTCTATCTGTAGCTAGATCAAATTTTATTAGTGGTACAGATCCATTTTTATTTCCTATTCTAGGTATTATTGGAGAAATATTATTAGCTCCACTTTGAAGAAAGTTAAGCAACGCTCCTAATCTTACGTAGTATTGATCTCCTACATCAGAAGATATACTTCCACTAGATTGAGCAGCTTGTGATTTGTAAATTGTACTTACAAAATCAATTGTACCAGCATTAACTGTTACATCTCCTGTAGATGTGGTGGTTTGGGTAGTTGAACCCGGGGGTATTATATTAAAAGGCAAAGCCGCACCAGTTCCAGTATTTCCACTTAAATCATTTACACCACCTCCACCTCCTGTAACATTTCCTGTTTGTGATGTAGCAGCACTTGTAGGTACTACATTTCCTTGAGCGTCAGTACCTATCCCAGCCGCTCCATTTTGGACTAGGTTAGTAATTTTTTCAAAATCTTCTATAAGAGTTTTAGACTTATATGCTAACCAAGCTCCTAAAGAATTTGATGATGCATATTGTTTTATGATATCACTATTTCTGTCTAATGATTCTTCATTATTTAATCTTTGTGTAGGACTAGTTACAGTATTTATTTTTAAAGACTCTATAACATCTCCAATACTAACTAATTTTAAAGTAATATCATACGTTCCATCTTTTAAAAATGACCAACTAAAGTTTGCAACACGACCAAACATTGCATCATAATTACCTTGAGATTTTAAACGGTATTGTTGAATTAAATTTAAAAAAGTACCATATGTACCTCTTCCTTCTAAAAATTCAGTAGTTAAAGAATAAGGATTACTAGATACAAATTCAATTTCACCTGATGGATTTGATTGGTAGTACATTGAATGTCCCCATTCTAATAAAATACTATATCCTAATCTTAAATAAAGGACATCAATTATGTTAAATTGTTCTTTATTAAATGCTTTAATTTTAACTTCTGCTCTTCTTAACGAACCTCTATTCTCATGAATGATGTCAGCTGATATAATACCAGGCATTGGGACTAACCCCGAATGAAGTGTTCCTCCTATACCGTATGCTCCTAATTCTTCTGCGTTTGAGCCTACACCCGCTCTTTGAGGTGGAGTTCCATTAGGAGTAGTACCATTAAATAAAACATATTTTTTGGCTAGTTCATTCCCTGATTGGTTAAGGTTTGTAGCGGATGCTAACTTACACCAAGATGTATTTCCATTTAAATAAATAAGTTCTTCAGGTGTACGGCTAGATGCATAACCAGATCCGTATTTTTGTTGCCTAATGTCTACTTGTTTATCTATAATTGGATCAAATCCCTCTCCAAATATATTTGCCATGATTAAAAACTATTTATTTTTTTAAATTCTTTTACAATGCTTGTATAGTCAGCTGGTATTCTAATTTGACTTCCTTGGGGAATCAAGAGTGAATCTTGAGGAAGGTCAGAAGGTAAAGAAGTACCTGCTACTGCTGTATTTGCTATAGATATGATCCACCATAAAGAACTATCTTTATAGTATTGATTAGCTAGTGTATCAAATCTATCTCCAGCAGTAGTATAAACATATGTATCATTATTACTTAATGGAACTTCTGGGTAGCGGCTACTAGCATATACTAATTTTCCATCAATTTTATATACAAATATGTCTTGATAACGATTCATAAAATTATTTAATATTATTCAGATTGCGGTAGTTGATTTTGTAATTCTTCAAAAATCTTTTTATTTATATTAGTAACAATATTAGGATTTGTAACTTGAGCAGTTGTAGGACCCATTTCATACCCCTGTTGAGTATTTAAAGGACCACTAAGAACATCTTTTATAGCTGCGGCTTTATTATCTAAAGATTTAGCTAATGCTGTATTGTATTTTTCTAAATAACTAGGACCCACAGGTATATCTAAAAGTTCTGGTTTTTCAACATATTTTAGTAATTGTGATGAATCAAATTCTGTTGTTAAAGATTTTTCTGGGGTTGCAGGTGTAAAGTCTACAGCAGTAGGAAGGTAACTTCCTTTATTAGTGTTTGTTTTTTTAGCAGGTACTGCTCTGTGTATAAACACTCCAGCTCCTTTAGCAGGAACTTGAGAATGAATTGGAGTAAATTGAAATCCATTAACTTTTATAACTTGAGACAATTGAGGTTGACTATCATCAAATGGAGAAAGGCCTATTTCCCACGGGTATTCTTCTCTCATTTCATATGAAAATCCTTTTATGATACCTATTTGTTCGTATATATAACCTCCTATAGTTAATTTAACTAAATTACCTCTCATAAAACCAGCACTACTATAATCTGGGGCACAAACCGATGCTAAGTAATTTAAACGATTATACATTGGTATTAATTCGGCTTGGGATTGAGCTGCTACAGTCCAACCTAATGAAATTTGTCTGTCAAATCCTCTATAATTGTAAAATTTCTCACCCCTACCTACATATTGGGTTGAGTCCCAATCTGATGAATATTGGTCTGTTATGCTGTCTAAAAATGCTCTAAAATACAATACAGCATCATTTTCAGCATTTGGTGCATCATTATTAATAACTTGGATTTTAAATGTAATTAAATCTTTATCATATCTTTGTCTAAGTTGTTCTGCATCATAATCATCAAGAATGGGGGTAAGTACAGGTAAACTATTTAATTTATCTCGTTTTTTAGCTTGAACAGCTGGCCCTAATGTTGGATCAGCAGTATTGTATATTCCTGGGTCTCCTATTAAAGTTCTACTTTCAAGTTTATTCTCATCTGTGTATGAAAAGTCAGTTGTATATCTTATTGGGATATTTTTAAGATCTTTATTTAATTTAAATAATCTGCTTCTAAGTTGTGTTCTAAAATCAGAATAAGGAGTGTTACCTATAACACGTCCATCATTAATTGTTTGATAAGGAACACCATATGTAAAAATTTCTTCCTGAGTGTAGGCTAATGCTCCTCCTTTTACAAATCCACTATTAATAGGGTCAAGGTAGTTGTTTTGAGGAAAAATATTTGTTCTAACAGCATTGCCGCCGGCGTCTGTTGCAAATTTAATACCTGTGTTTCCAATCCCTAATATTGAGCCAGGTCCACCGCTATAAGAATATAAATCTGGTGCTTGAGTTCCATTTAATATTCTTTTAGAATGTAATTGTAATAAAAAGTTATTATAAGAGTTAACAGATGTTAATCCTACATTACTTGAAAAAATAGGAGTATTTACTTTTTTTCCAGGAAAAACACCTAATACATTTGCTAATGATGCTAATTTACCAAGAGCTGGACTTGTTGAAAAAATAAAACCATTTTTACTATTGTTGTAAACTGTAGTTCCATAAAGTGGTTGAGAACCTATACTAAGTAAACTTTGTAAAAATCCAGCACCTGGGTCTGATGGAATTGGATTTAAACCTTGTTTATTAACATGTAATCCAAAAGCACTAACACCCACTTGAAGCAATGTAGATGCTGGGGTGTATATTCCACCATTTAGGCCACCACTAAGTTTAAGATCTGATACATCAGTTGCTGCTGCTGTTCTAGATAATAAATTTTGTTTAGCTATAAAAAGTGTTCCTTTAACAGGTTCTTGAAAAAACCATTTTCCAATCCTTTCAAGATCATTTCCTGTACTAAGAAACGGATCTGCGTTTGTAGCTCCCCTTAGCAAAAAGTCAGGACTAGGCCTGTCTAATTCTTTTTTAGTAGGAATTTGAGTTTGAACATAAGGTTGAGGACTACTCCCTCCATGAGGTTGATCATGTCCAAACCCCAAAGATCGTAATTTGGTAGTATTTAAGAGCTCTATAAGAGGCATTAATAGTGTCCTTCAGTAGGTCCTGTGCTAGCGTAAGATTTTGGAGTTTTTCCGTCTAAATCTAATTCAGATGGTTTTGGAAGTGTGTTAGGAGTTCCATCTACATATTGCTGGTATGAGGCATTTACTTTGGATGCATTTGAGCCATCTAATGAATATGTCATTAAATCAGATGTTTTAGTAGATAAAGGATTTACACTTACACTACCTCCGTTGGCTATTGAGTATTGTGAGCCTTCTTTTGTTAATTTGTCTAATAATCCCATGGTGTATGTTTTATTTGTTTGTTATAAATATTGTTTAAACGTAACCTGTTTTGTAAGTATTTCTAATATTATCAATAATTGGTCGAGTTCCAACTGTTGGTGTATTATCTACTGTTACATTAATCGTTTGTTGTTTTTTAGCGTTTTCTTCACGTGCTAATTTGTTTTCTGCTATTAATTGCGTTAACAATGCATTAGTAGCACTGTTATCGTTTGCGGTTGATTTGTTTGTTGAAAAATATATGTTATCATTTGGAAGACCTTGAGCTATGGGTCTTATTCCTCCAGCAGAATACTTAGCTGCTATTAATCCACCTGGAGTTATTTTAGCGTCTTTTACTTGTTCAGGTCCTGACGTTAATGCTCCGTATGCTCCACCCAACAATGCTCCTGCTAAAGCTCCCCACGGACCAAGCATCATTCCTAAACCTGCACCCGTAGATGCTCCTGATATTGCTCCTCCCGCCATTCCTCCTATTGCATTTCCTAACAATCCACCCCCTATTCCTATACCTAAACCTGCTAACCCTGCTGCTCCTGGACTTCTTAAAAATCTTCCTCTAGCAACTTGTCCTGCTCTACCTCCCGAAAATAAATTACCTGCAGTAACATTTGGACCACCAAAAAACCCTCCTCCCATACTTGTTCCACCTCCCATACCACCCCCACCATTATTTACAACAAATACTTTTTGAACTCTACCAGTAAATAACCCAGTTAAAGATCTAACTAACGATACTACAAATGTAGCTCCTGTTAAAGCTCCTAATATCGGGATAGCTACTTTTAAAGCTTCTTTTATAAAAGGATTTTTTACTATAGCTTCTAACATACCAGTAATTTTTTCAGCCATTTTTCCTAATGGGCCTTCTACTACTGATACTAATAATGCTTTCATTTTTTCAACAGCTTTATTAAATTTAGTTTGTGCATCTAAATTCAATTGTGCCATTTTAAATTCTTTACCTTGGTTCATTTCTTTTTCCAAGGCAGATGCTCGATCGTAGTCTCCTTTAGCTTGAGCATCCCTTATAGCTTCTTTATATGCTGATCTATCTTGTGAAGATAATTTACTTATAGCTTGTTGCGTTCTTAAAGAATTAGCTAGTTGGTCTGAGCTCATTCCCAATGACCTAGCTAATGCATCTTGTTGAAGAACATTCATGTTCATAAACTTGTTTAGACCGTTTGGTCCTAAGTTTTTCAACAATTCAGCTGCAGCTTCAGCCGATTTACCTTGTAAAGCTAAGTATCTAGCTTTTTCTAGGTTTAAATCTTGTCCGGTTAACAATTCAGCTTCAAGTTCTGCAGAAATAGAGGATTCAAAATTTAATAAATTTCTAGATATGTTTGCAGTTTCTTCAAGTGTTAACCCTAATTTTTGAGATTGAACAACGGCTTTAGCTATTTGTTCAACATCTCCTTTATATTGAGCGTATAATTGACCTCCAACCTTAAGTGTAGCTTCTAATACTTTTCTATTGTTTAAAATTCCCTTATTTTGTTTAGTTATAGATTCAACAATTTGGGCTTGTGATTTACCTGTTTTTAGAGAATATTCGGTAACGGCTGCTGCTTCTGCTCCTTGAAGGCCTAATTTATCTGTTAATTCAATTTGGCCTGTAAGTATTTCTTGAGTTAACATGGCATTAGTGCCATATCTTTCATTTATGTCTTTAGTAGCTTGTAATAAAGATTTTTGAGTAACTAATATGTTATTAGATGAACCTGCTATTTCTGAAAATCTTTTATTTAACAGCAGTGCTGACTCACTTGTAACCGCAAATGATTTGGCTATATCAAATGTTCGTGCACTAAAACTAATGGCTATGTCTTTTAATTCTTTAAAAAGCTTAACCATTGTACCTAATAAAAATAAAGGATCAAGTAATAATCCTCCTATTGCTTTAAAGGTTTCTTTAATAGCTACACCCATTACAGTATAACTGTTTTTAGTAGTTAAAGCTGTGTCTCGAAGTTTTTCGTTTATTTCTTGTAGTTTAGTACTACTTACTCCCATTTTTTCAAGAAACCCAGATACACCTTTAAATAATTTTCCAGTTAGACCTAAATGTTTTTCTAAGTCTTTTTCTATTTGTTTAGCAATGTCTCTTTGTTTTTTTAACTCGTCTACTCCTTCTTTTATATAAACATTATACTCATTTTGGAGTTCATTTATTTTAGATTGAAGTTTTATTCTTTCTTCAGTACTTAATTTTTGTTCTTCATCTAATACTTTTTGTAACTGTGATATTTTACTTTGTAAAACCTGCTGTTTAGCTATTTTATCATTAATTTGTTTCTGAATGTCGTTTGACTTAATACTACCCTCATTTATTTTGATTTGGTTTCTTATTAAATCTTCAGTTCCTTTAGATAATGATTTAACTGATTTAGCAGTTTCTTTAAATAAAGTATCAAAAGATCTACTTTCTTTAGATACCTCTTTTAATCCTTCAATAAGATCTTGTAACCCTTCAGTAATACCTCTAAAGCCATCTTGTATGGTAGATGTAATATCTCGAATTTCTTTTAATTCGTCTTTAACTTCTCCAGCTTTTTTCTTTGGGTCGTTTGCTTCTGGCATTTTGGTAGTATTTATCTGTAATAAATATTAAAACCTATAATTTTATTTATATTTTACTTTAGGTTTAGAGCTAGAAGAATTAAATTTTGGACCGGGAGTTATGGCTTTTGGCACTTCTCCCCAACTTTCACGGTTAACTTTACCGGAAGAATCAATTAATGTGCTTTTATTGCCAGATTTAGAATTAGCAGACTCGTATGATTCTGCTTCTTTATTATAAAATTCTTGTATTTTATTGAATGTAAATAATCTTAACCACCTAGGCATTTCATACACTGTGTTCCAATCGTATCCACCTTTTCCGTGGAATACAATTTCATGAATTTGTGTAAATAAACTTGCTCTAAATTCAGGTGCTAGATCAGAGGTCAGGCCAAAAAAACTTAAGCCCAATTGGAATATCGACTCTAGTCGAACTTCCTTCGGGAAAAAAAGTCAGATCTACATCTGGTTGCGTATTAGCTATATGTTTTCTTAGCTCTCGAGAGTCTCGGGCTAATAAAGCCGTATCGACAAATTGTCGAATTGTTTTGTTATCTCGATCTCCGTTTACCGATGTAATAATGTATTTTAAACGTGTAGATAGTTCTGGGGAATTATTTGTTCCTAATTTTTTTAAACCATCTAATTCATTTTGAATTTTTTGTTCATCACCGTGAGTTATTAATTTGTAGGTAATGTTTATATTTGATGCTGGTAAAGTAAAACTAAATTCATTTACACCTTTAGATGTTAATTTTGATTCGTCAAATTGTTTATTGTCTAACTGAGATAAATCTATTGTGTATTGTTCTCCGTTATATTCAAAACTATAATCTTTACCATAACCTAATACTCGAGCAGCTACCATGATAGCATTTTTATCTCCAACTATCAAATCACTGTAATTAATTTTAGAAACAATTAGTGCTTGAAGTAACTTATCTAAGACTACTCCTTTTTGAATATAATTTTGATTTGTTAAAATATCTTCTTCCTTAGCGGTCATATATTTCATTTCAATTTTGCCGCTTGATAAAGGATTTTCAGGTGGATAAACTAAACCTTTTGAAGGTAAATCGATAGTTTCGGTTGGTATTGTAACGTTTTGATCCATAAATCTAATTTAATGTAACTTTTGTTTATTATAAATATATAAAAAAATAGGGATTTATCAAGTTTAAATTTACTTTGATGTTCCTCCAAATAATGATCCTATAGATTGTATAACAGAATTTGTTTTTTTAATAAATTTAACCGCTGCATTGTTAGCTTGAGGTATTTTTGGGCCTGTAGGTTCAGCAGCATTTGGGGCTATACCTAAGTCTATTTCAATATTTTCTTGATATTTCTTGCTAGAATTATATTTTGGGTCAAACTTTTGAGCACCCACAGATGGAGCTCCTTGTATAGTATCAGACCATGCTTTAATAGCAGAACGACCTGTAGTTTCTACAGGGTATAAAGTTGGATCGTTTAGTGGTTTATATGGTGTTACTCCTGGTTTGCTATTATCTAGATTAGTAATATCTAGTATTTGTGGATTTTCTGGGTTTCCAGATAGTGGACTGTCTTTAATTACTCTATCTCTGTAATTAACACTTTCTAAATATGTTTTAGTGGGTGTATAATTTTGATTAAACGGTTTAGCATTATCTGTTGGGTTTTGGGTTACAGTAGGAACTCCGCTGTTTAAAGCGGGGTAAACCGTTGGATCGTTGGCAGCTTTGCTTGGACCACCCAACACGCTAGCGTTTTCTAAATCTAAATTTGTTTTACTAAAAATATCTAATAAACTAGCCATATCAATTATAAATATTAAAGATAAAAAGAGCCTGACATTATGTCAAGCTCCTTTACATTTATTGTGTTTTGATTATTAGAAGTTTAGAACACAGTAATCCATGCCCAAGGTAACTGTAAGTTCTTGAGCTGCTGCTTCATCATCCCAACTAAAATCACCGAAGTTAGCTGATTTAATGAAGGCACCTTTGATTACCCATTCACTAACGATATCACCTACTGGGCCTAAAGCGTTGATAGTTACGTCTTTCTTATAAAAATCAGAATAACCATCACGGCCTGTTACTGATTCATGGTGTAGACGTACCCATTCCATTACTGCTTGAGCACCTGCTGGTGTGATAGGATCAAATAAAGTCATTTCAATGTCTTGCCATTCAGCTTTACCTTTTATTTTACGGTAAACGTTGATATGATTTAATTTGATTTCATTCATCTGAACTTGAACAGCACCCACTTTCTTAATGATATAAGATGGGATACCGTCAACGTACATGATGAAGCGATTCTTTACCTTTGGTTCAAATGCGGTAAAAAATATTTCGTTTGGACTTAATACTGCCATATTGCGTTTTGTTTATCTTTGTTTATTATACGTATTTTAGTTTTAAAAAATCTTCCCCTTTTCAGGGGAAGAATTTAAATTATTATCCTGGGAATGTAGCGCCAGTTGGAGTAACGTTGAAATCTAAGTAGATAAATTCAGCAGTTTTAGTAGGCTGTAAATAAATCTGGCCTATTAACTCATTACGATCGATTACATCAGGAGTGTTGTTAGTATCATCCATAATTACTTTAAACGCGTATAAACCTTGACGTTGTTGAACGCTTGTTAAGTATGGATTTACTTGAGCTAAGAATGCATTTCTTGTAGCTATTGTATTTTGTTCAAATACTAAGTTATTTGCTACTTGAGAAATATACGATTTAAGAGCGATTAACAAACGACGAACGTTTACACGATCAAGAGCAGATGCTTTTGTTTGTAATGTTTTCTGACCGTATACTACTACTCCAGTTCCAGGGAATGTAGCAATTGGATTTACTTTACCTTGATATAAGGTATCGCGGCTTGAAGCTGGTAATTTTTGTTCTGCACGAATTACAGTTCCTAAACCACCACGGTTAATACCTGCTGGTGCGAACCAAGGTTCAGCAATTGAATCGTTAAATGCATATACACCACCTATCATAGTAGAGGCTGGAACCCAAACGTTTTGTCCAGTTCCTGGATCAACGATTTGTAACCAAGGCCAATATGAAGCAGCATATGAAGTATTTCTAGCAGAGGCTTGAGCAGTTACGCTTGTTAAAGCACTACCATAGTCTACTAAGTCAAGTACGAAAATATTATCACCACGGTTTTGAGTGTTTGTAATAACATTAGTTACTTGTGAAGTATGTAATTCATCAATTAAACCTGGAGTTAAAAGTACGTTGAATTGATAGTCATCTTTATTAGATAACAAGTTAATCATGTTATCGTAGTTACCACCTACTAAACCTTGAGTGTTAGAGCTGTTAATATTTTGGTAAAAATTAGCTCCACCTTTAATAGTACCAGAAGCACCACCAAATGAACCACTACCGTTTACAGGTATTGAAGATGTATATTCAGCTTTTGGTAATCCGTTATTGTCAAGATAATTTAAAGTAGTGTAGTTAACAGCTTTAACTCTTACGTAAGCTGATCTGTTAGCAAACGAACCAGTTACTTCAATTTGATTAGTATTTGGGTTATAGTTTTGAACTTGGTCACCAAGTGCCTTAGCAACATAATTTGGTGAGTTTGGATCTAAAGATAAGTTAGTCCAAGTTTCTAATACTACTGGGAATAGTGGAGTGTCGTTACCTCTTCTGATTAATAAGTTAAATGTACCAGATGAAGTGTTTGCGTTTACAATTTGCCATCTAACATTGTCGCCAGATCCACTTTGTAAAGCACCACTTACTTCTGTTGAAGTACTGTTTTGGTTAGCACCTTTAGAAAGTGTTTCTAACACAAATGAAGCAGATGTGTAACTGTTAGCAATAATTGAACTTGAAGCAGCTGTATACGAACCAGATACTACACGAGCAACCAACATTGATTGGCCACCATTTAAAAAGTAGTTGTAAGCAGCAATTGATGTTAAATAGCTATAAGAAGCTTTATCGTTTGCACTACCACTTTCTAAAGTAGAACCAAATGTATTTACAAATTGATTGTAAGTAGTTACTATTGTAGGTACCTCTACAGGTCCTTTAACAGTTGGGCCTATAATTGCGGCTCCTACTGTAACAGGTCTCGCTGTTAAAAAGGATTGGTCGTTTTCTCTTGCTAAAACGCCTGGGGAAATTAAAGTTTCTGCCATGTTATTAATATATTTTGTTTGGTTTTATTATAAATATGGCGAAACCCTTTAAAACGCTATTGGCTTATAAACTCTCCTTTACTGAGGTCTATTGAACCATTACCGTATTTTTGCTGTAAAGCTTCACCAGTTTTTGTTTCTTCTTGTTGAAGAGCTTTTAATTCTTCTTTTAATAATTCTTTTTGAATATTAATTTCTTGAACACGCATTTCTAAAATTCCAAATTGTTCAACAAATTTAGCTCTTTTTTCTTGAATGCTTTTTAATTGTTGTAATTCTTCTTGTGTTAAAACTTTTGTTTCCATAAATTTGATTGTCTACTATAAATATAGTACATTTTTTAATTACCCCAAACTTGATGTGGTTTCTGTGGTGAAAGTTATTTTTGTAATATCCGGTATTTTCTTGATAGCGTTTAAGTCTTTTTGTATAACATCTGGAATCAGATAACCATTTAATTTAATATCAAATGTACTCTTAACTGCTCTATCTCTTCCATCAACTACTTCTACGGCAGTATTAAACGAATCAATCATTGCTCTAAATTTAAAACGTGCTGGGTCACCCCAATACGAATCTGAAGCATAGTTAATTGCTTCAACAATTTTATTCATTTGTTCTACATAATATGTGTATATCACACAGCTATATTTTATTGTAACATAGTCAGGTATTACTATTGCGTACTGTTGTTTTTGAGGAACAGCGTTATTTAATACACTGAAATTGTCGTATGAATTTTTAGGAGAATATTTTTTTACAAATGAACTATACAAATTTGGATGGTTTGCATCTAATTTATTTCCTATATTTCTAACTTTAGTTAAATCATCTCTTTTAAAAACTAACAACGGAGTCATTATTGCTCCGTTTTTATCTCTATAATAACCGTCTTTTTGAATTGATTTCCACTTTTCAGGATTACCATAAACTATAGGAACGGCTATTCGTTGACCATTCTGTATAACAAATGGTTTTATTACTTCAGTAAAATAGTAATAAATAGTTTCATCAATATCTTGAATACCTAAAGTAAGTGGTTTTGTATCGTCTCCTTTAAAACTTAACTGTTGGCCTCTATTTACACCTTCAGCCTTGTTAGGATTTCCAGTAGGTTGAAAACCTGGTCCTCTTTGTTGGTAAGGTTCCTGTTGAGAAATGCTAATTTCTCTTTGAGTTTTAGGTGTAGGTTTTCTATTTGCCATTATGGTCTTTCTTTAGTTAAGTTTACTTTATCTGCAGGTACATAATGTGCTGTACAACTTACAGATACTGAGTAGCCAAAGTTTTCTAAACCTGGGTTTGTTGGGTTTACACCATAAGGATGATCAGGATTTTTACCTACAAATAATTGGTTATCAAATGATTGTTCTATTTCAAAATAATCATCGTAATACATTATTATATCTCCTAGTTCAGGATTAACACCAGCTTCTATTAAATCATCTCTTAAAAATGAAAATGTTAAAGTTCTGTCGTAATCAGGACCAACATCTGTAGCTATAAATCCTGGGTCTGTTCTAGTTATTCTAACAAACAACAAAGTAGGTTCTGTGTAATATCTGTATCCTGTAGATTCTCCATAAATATTAGATACAGTTTTTTGCAAGTTAACTTTATAAAGAGCACATTGTTGAGACATTACGTTACCCAACAGTTCTCTGTTAACTTTTCTTATTGCAGAAACATCTCTAGATGATCCAAATAGTGCCATATTATCCTATATAAATGGTCATTGGTGCTTGACCTAATTCACTTTGACGAGCTGTAGTTTCAGCTGCTTTTCTTTCTAACATTTTTTGATTTGAAGTATCGTCTAAAAATGCTCTTAATCTTTCAAGTAAAGCTGTTTTTTCAGCTGTAGCAGCAGTAATTAAATCACTTTGATTTAAAGTAACTTCAGCTCCTGGAATAGGTACCTGTGTGTATTTTCCACGAACGTATCCTAATATTTCTTTACACAATGATAAAGTGTATTCAAATATCCATTGGCGACCAATAGAATTTATTCTTGAATAAACTGGGTTTTGATAACCAGCGTTTGATGGGTTTGTAATAACAGCAGCTGATCCAGTGTTTACAATCGAATCTATTCTGTCTTGTAATTTTATATATTGAAAATAAATGTTAACTCCACTTCGATCTGGGATTGGAAATATTCTTAATTTGTTGTTTATAAGTTCAAATGAATATGCTGATTTTCTAATTGTATCATTGAATTCAATTGCTTGAATTACTTGCATATCATAATTTACAGGCATTAAAACAAAGTTAACAGATGGAGAATAAGCTCCAAAACCAAACGCATCCATTAAGTTTTGAGCACCTAAACCTGTACCAGCATATGGATCGTAAAAACGAGTTACTGCTGGAGGACCATCATGGAATATTCTTTTAATTTCAATTCCACCTGAAATACTGTTTGCTGTTGCCCATCCTGCTAAATCGTAATCTTGAATACTTGCTGTTGTAGTAAATGAACCGCTGTACCAAGTAACATTTCCACCTACACCTGCTTCAACTCCATATTGTTGAGACATTCTAACAATGTTTGCTAAACTAGGAGTAATAAGAGCAGTACTGAGGTTAGAAGATGTTGGAGTGTTTATAACGTTTATTAAATTGTCTCTTAGTTGAAATGCATATAATTCATTTCCGTAAGTAGTAATTGCTTCTTCAAAAGCAGCATAAAAGTTGATATCTTGTAATTCAACTTCCATAATAGGATATCCTAAACGTCTAGCACAAAAAGTAGCAACTTTATCAGCATCTACTTGAAATTCATAATCGTTGTCATAAAATCCAAATGGAGTATTTCCAGGAAAAAATGAACTTGAACCAGGATATATAGGGATATTCATGTAATATTTTTATTATAAATATGTTAAGCTAGTAAACCTAACTGCCTTAAAGCCTTAACTACTTGAGCTATTGTATATCCGTCGTAAGTATCAGCATCGTTAAGAGCTACACCAGGATTGCTAGTAAATGTTGCCCCTGTTATGCCAGTGTTTGGTTGTCCTTGAGGAACACCATTGAAAAATGCTAATTTATCACTTATAGAAGTACCCATTTTAGTACCAGTCCCGGTACCTAAAGTAAAATGTGTACCGTCCGCTAACGATATTGATCCAGTAACATTAAATGAGCCAGTTACAGTATGTGTATCTACGGTAGCATTTCCTATTTTTACTCCTGTAGATAAAACTTGAAATTCAATTGCACTACCAGTAAATACTGTAAATGAACCCGTAACTCTAGAGCTACCAGATACTAGAAGTGAGCCAGTAACGTATACGTCTCCTAAACTACTAGATCCTATAACTCTAAGTTTATAGTTTGCATCTGTGGCTGTACCTATTTGAGTATTACCATTTGCTCCTACTCTAAAATAAGTACTTGTTTCAGTGCTATCATTTATTTTTAATAAAGATTTAGTTGAACCAAGTGTACTGTTTGGTCTTATATATAAACTTTGAGAGTTTTCTGGGAGTGCATAGTTAAGATCTGGGACTAATTTGAGAGTTGAATTAGCTGTCATTCTTATTTCATATACATTAGAAATAGTAGATCCATTGAAATCTACATTAGCATTAATTACTTGAATGCCTTGTCCCGAAGACCAGTATGAAGGTTGACTAAATGAAACACGTTTATCTATTTGAAGATTATCCAAACTATTCATGTATAATACTTGTGTAGTTCCACCATATGCTGGATTTCTTCTAAGATATAAAGAATCAAGAGTAGTAATTCCTCCTGATACCATTAATGAACCCGTAATCGTAACACCTTGTACAAGTGGGTTTACAAATGAAGCGGTTGATGCAAATGAAGCTGTAAGAGCAGTTGTGGCGTATGAAGCTGTAAGAGCAGTTGTGGCGTATGAAGCTGTTCCTGTTAAGGAACCAATGTGTGATCCTGAAAACGAACTAGCAGTAATAGCTGATTTAAAATAAGCAGAACCACTAGCTGTAATTTTAGCTACTACTTCAGTACCTCCTGAGTTTTGCCATTCTGTAATACTGCCTGTGCCTGCTTGGCCTGAAGCTGCTCTAACCATTAAATTAACCCCAGTTGTATCTGGGTTTTTAATTAACATGGAATAGTTATTAGGGTATGCAGGTTGGGCACCCCCATATGGGTAGGTATATATATCTACATTAGATACAGTACCGGCAGCATTATATATACCAAATGATACTTTTAAAGCACTACCTCCTTCTAAAAATAATTGCCCTCCATATCCTTGTATAATACGAGAAGTACCACCAATAGCATTAAATTCTAACTTAGGAGAATAATAATCTGCTGGGGCTTTTAATGCTATACCTATGCCTGTACCTGTAGCTTGATTTATAGTTAAAGAACCAGTGTTTACAGTTAC